CTTCATAGCGACACCGAACTTCTCAATCGGGTCGTACTCACCTCGGAACAAGGCGGTCATACCAAGCAAGGCTTCTTGAACATCGTAGCCATAGAGGGTGGAAAGGTCTTGAGCTAAGCTAATAAGCTTTTGTGTTTCTACGGCAACATCGCCCATAGCAAAACCAGATTGCTTTAGAACCGAACCGATAAATGTAGAAGCCTTGGCTGCCTTAGATTGGCTTAGACCCATCTCCACAGCATCTTTGCTGAATTGTTGCATCTGTGGGGCAAGACCACCGAAAACCTTTTCAACACCATACAGGTTTCGCTCTAGGTCACGAGCGGCGTCAATAGATTCTCGACCAAATTTTACAGCGTTAGCAACAGAAACATAACCAGCTAGAGCTGTACCAGCTTTGCCCAGGAGAGAGCCAAAGCCCTGGACTGTTCCACTAAAAGCCTTTAGTTCTCCAGTGGCTTTTTTGATGCCATCACCCTGAAAGGTGCTGACAATGTTTAAGAACATATTGCTCATTTGACTGTCCTATCAATGTTTGCTTTAACTATTCTGACAGTCTTTTCGATTGCTAGCTCAGCCTCACGCTGAATTTGCGGATAAGCCTTGTCAAATCCAGGATAAACATTTCGTGACTTTCCTCTCATGCTTGGTTTTGAGATTGCACCAAGACCACGAATAAAGTAGGCCACACCTTTCCATGTCGTTCTGTGTTGACGCATAATAACTGGTCCACCAAACAACCGAATTGGATAAGCCCTGGTTTTCTTTTCGCCGCGAAAGTTTCTAGCCAAATCTGTCATCACAGTTGCAGCCGACCTTACTTGCAACCGAGCAATGCCAGTGCCTTTCTTTTGAGCCTTTACATAGGCTTGAATCAAAACCGAATCAAAGGGGTATCTTTTTTTGTCACCCAGCGGGCCACCCGCAGAGCCGTAGTTGGTTCCCCAGCCTGTTCTACCACCATGCAACATCCCGTTGTACGGCTTTCTGATAGTTTGCCCATTTCTCGTAACTGTCCTTGTGGAGTTCGCAAAAGGGCCGTCTTTGCCAACTGTTTTTATTTCTTTTTTTACTGAATCTTGCGCTGGTTTTGCTATTCTTTTGTAGTCTTTTCTTAGCTGTAAAGACAGGCTTTTATCAATTTTGTTTAGTTCTCTGATTAGTAACTTATAGTCTGAGGACTTGACTTGTATCGTGCCTTGCCCACTTGTTGCAATTTTCAATGTCTTAGACCACCTATTCTTTATCTATTCTACCGAAGCAAAAAAAGAGAGGACACCCCGAAGGATGTCCTCTCAAGTGCGAGGTGCTTGGCGCTGTGTCTTATAGACCAGATACCTGCCTAATGTCCACAGCATCCGCTCGTCTAGCTCCATTAGCTCTCTGGGACTAATCCCAGTTTCGCAAGCTAGTGTTGCAATGTACCAATGAGCGGATGAATCACCAAGCCCGACTATTTTTTTTGTTCATCTGCTGGACTGACGGATTCGACAGTATCCACCCATTCATCAAATGACGCAGTAGTCGCTTTGGTCCTTGTTTCACTTGCCCAAGCTAGGAAAAGCAAGTGAGTAATCTTGATGTTTGATTCAAGACTGGCAATCGAGATGTCAAACTTTGTTTCCAGCTTTATCATGTCTGATGGGCTGCAAACAACTTGCTTGTACTCGTTTGGCTTATCGGTGAACTGTATTTGTAGGTTTAGTCTCATGCGATTAGCTTAGCAGGATTAGGCGGCTGGTGCAGTTCCTCTTACAACCTCGCCAGATACTGGCCAAGTTACAGATAGGGTAGCCAAGTCGCCAACAGCGCCAGCGAAAGGCTGGTACTGGGTTACTAGAGCGTCAAAGCGGTACTCAGGGTTTGTAGCAGTTACAGTTCCAGAAGTAGGTGCAATCTTGACTGCTACTGTCTGACCCATAAGTGGGAATAGTAGAGAGTCAACAGCGCCTGCTCCGAAGTCCTGGTGGAAGTCAAGAGATACAGATGCGTCTTTTAGACCACCAATTCTTGAGCGGTAGCTTGAACCGAATGATGTGGTTTCTACCTCATCAGTGGTAATGTCCAAAGTTACAGAAGCGATAGAGCTGCTTAGTACAGCAGTGCCGATTGTGACCTTGTAGTCTTGTGCGTAAAATTTAGCCAATTTATTTCTCCTAGTTTGCTATGACTGTGACCGAAAAGTCAGCAGCCAGGTATGTTGTATCACTGATTGTCACTGAACCAACTGAGTTCATTGACACGACTCGGCAGTCGTAGGCATATCCACCAAGAGTCTTGTTTGATTCTATCGCATTTTTGACACTATTTGCTCCTGGCGTAATGTAGCCATCAAGCTTGCGCTGAGCTTCTCTTTCAGCAGACCTGCCAACAATGACAGTAATTGTGAAATTGTAGCTGGTCATTCCTTTTGCGTAGGCTTGGTCGTATGTAACCGAATCCAAGCTAACGACAGCGATAGGCGGGTTAGGTAGGTCAGGGATTTCTGCGGCAGTTCTAAGCCCTGAGATTGTGGCAAGGTTTGTAGCTAGGGCAGTCCTAATTTGACTGATGCTCATTAGCCGAAGTTTCTCATAATTCTAAATGGCATGGCTAGCTGTTCAACATCTGGGTCTAGGTAGCGACCAACGCGGATAGCTCCCATGTCACCGAATCCAGCAACACCGAGAGGCGAGTCAAGGCGCTTGTAAAGTCTTGAGGACTGAATGATTGTTGCCTGCTTGATAGCGATAGGAACCGAAGCCCAGCCCCAAACAGCAGTAATACGGCAAAGAGCTTGCTGGTCAACAACAGGCCAAGTGTAAGTGTTGACAGCCCTAATGCCTGTGTATGGCATGTAAAGTCCGTCAGAGCGACTGTTTAGTGGCTCTAGCTGATAGTCGTTTGCATCCCAGATTGTGTAGGTGTCGCCAATCTCATCAGTAGAGGCTACTTGGCTAACCGAGATAGCGTCATCAATAATTAGATTGATGGCATCGGTGGCAGCGTAGTTTCTGACAGCAGTTCCAGCGTTGTAAAAAGTTCTAGCTGTGTATCCGTCAATCATACGAGAAGCAGACTCAATCGCTGTTTCTAAAAGAGTGTCATCAATGTTGTCAGTTATGCGAAGTGAGGCTTTGACCTCTGAAAGTGTGGCATAGCCATTTGTAATTGCCATAGTATTCTCTATTCTATCGGCTTGTTGGATACGCTCTAAAAGCCGAGTTCTTCTCTTACTTTAGCTATGTGAGCGAATCCTATTTGGTCATTTGAGGCTGGTCTGCCAACGCCACTCATTGTGACCCTGCCATAACCTAAGTCGTGGACAATTCTAACTGTTGAAGCGTGAAAAGGCTTAGCACCTGCGGCAACACACCGAATGTAAAGCTCCCAGTCATCGTAGATAGCGCCCTTGGTGTGTCCACCTGTACGCTCAAATAGCTCTCGCTTGATAGGTGCAGCACCAGGGCAGGTCATCTCGTAGGGTAGCCTCTCAGGTATCCAGCGACCTTCCATGATTGAGCCGTTGTGCTTTATTTGTAGCTTGTCAATGTAGATGTCACAGCCTTCTGCGTCTGCCTGCTCTATCTCGTCAAAAGCGCCAGGTAGGTAGTAATCGTCAACATTACAAACCGAAATCCAGTCGGTAGTCTGTTCTGACTGAATTGCAAGCATAAAGTCAGCAAACTCTCCTTCCATCTCGATTGTGCGTGTGACCGAATTATGGCTTTTAGGTATCAGCGATTGAACATAGTCTTTGTTCTGGCTGTCATGGCAGATAACGATTGCATCAGGTTGCCTGTTTAGGCTCTTGACACCTTCCCACCACTGAGGCATAAACTCGCTATAAGCGGTACCGAAAAGGCTTACGCCAACACCGATAGTTAGTCGAGAACTGTCTGCCAAAACAAATCCTTAGCGTTAGTCACTAGCTCAGAAAGCGTTGCTGGGTCACGCCAGTTAGGAACCGAAGTAATGCCAGCCAGTTCGTTGGTGTGTACCTCGCAGCCTGAAATCACAGCCTCAATAATTGCCCTTGGTTCTGCATCAAAGCCATTAGGTAGCAAAACAAAGTGCTTAGCTCTACTCATTGTTTCTAGCACCTCAGACCTTGGCCTATCGGTCATCATTACTAGCGGTATGCCTCGTTCGTCTGCCCAAGCTTGAGCTTCAACTGGACCCTTCTGTGGGTGCATCCTTGCAGCCCATAGAGCAAAGTTTT